TTGTAGTTTCATAACATCTCCACAAGCAGGCGCACCCGTCATTCCAGTTGCTACTGTTGGATCGTTGGGATCAAATCTTCCTACTGAAAATTGTTCAGGACTATTTAATACTCCTTCGAATCTATCTACTACTTCTTTACTATATGCCATGTTAGTCGTCTAGTTCTTTGTCATAAGACTTTGGACCATCTTCTTTTAAGTGTCTATCAGACGCATAATATGAGCCTTCTTTTTCGGGATCATAGTCCCAGTGTTTATCTTTCTTATCCATTATTTTTCCAAAGCTCTGTCGCAAAATGCAACTATGAATTGTTTTGAAGCACTATTTGAAAGTGATATTGGAAACAGCAAAAGTGTACCTACACCAAATGCTGAGACAGCAACAATCCATCCTAAAAATTCATTTCTTACTAATACGCTTTCACTTCCTACTGCTTTTAAAAACTTGATTGAAGGATAATATAATTTTGCAAGTGATATTATCCAAGCAGAAATATAAAAAGCTATAAAGTATTTCATAAATATTGTTGTAAGTGTTTTAAACTTCCTAGATCGTATGCGAGTCGAGTAGCATTATGCCCTGCGTTGCGTACTAATCCGAAGTAAGGCGATTCACACTCTGCCATTTGAATTTCCCAAATATGGTACATTTTACTACCATATTTTTCTTCATAGTTTGTTTGAGTACTATTAATTTCTTTTTGCACTATAGCAATACAATTGCCTCGTGCTGACCACACTCTTTCACCTGCCTCAAACTCCTCTGCTACACAAGGTTCTGGAATCATAGACTCTTTTATTCCTTGATAATCAGTATCTGGTAATTTTTGTGGTACTCCCATCCGTTCAATGACGGCTTTAATAAAAGCAGGGGAACGATAAAGTGCTTTTGCAATGTCAGATACATTTGCCCCCTGTAAGTAATGTTTTACTATAGAGACTTTCTCTGCTTCGGTTACGCCCTTGCCTTTGTTTTGTGCTTTTCTTTTAGCACGAAATTCTATTGTTTCTTGATGATCTGCTATGATCTTGTTGAGACGAGTTGTATTGTATGCAATATGTAATATCTCACACGCCTCTTTCTTTGTAATAGGTTTCTCTGCAGCGAGTAGTTCTATTACTTTGTTTATGTTTGCTTCTGAGAGTTTTTCTTCTCTTTTCTTTCTAACTGCCATCTTTTAACTCCAAATGATAGTCATTTAATTCTTTTAATTCTTCTTCGTGCATTGCGCCTAATAAAATAATTGCATAATGAATAACTTTATATAAGTCTTTTTCATTTTTGCCGTCTTTCTTTCCAAAACGCTGTGCATATTTGATTATATTACCAATACAAAATCCCTCTCCATGCCCACTCTCAAATACTATCTCTGTAGTTTGAGTCTTTGCTTGAGCATAGTGTTGATTATATGTATTGTCTATGTACTGTCGTAATCTTGACAATATTAAATCTTCGTTAAATTTATACACGAGTTATCCTTTTTTCATAGTCGGCATAATCCTCATTCCACCAATGTGGTTTTTCTCGGTGTGACCAAGAGGCAAAGGTTGCCTTATCTAAATGGTAATAATCTCTGTAGCTTTGTACAGGATTATCGTAATCTCTAAGCTCCTCTGGCATTGCCAATCCGAACTTAGTAAATCCTACTCTTTCAAGATGAACTGGCTCAGGTAGTTTGTTTACTACTTCTTCTACAGATTTGTGAAGTTTGCCATATCTATAGTAGTATTCATCATTCAATGCATTTGCATAACAATGAACCCACTCATGGTTGTCCAATGACTCCCTTGCCCAGATTGTGCAGGGATGATTGTACATCATTGGAAGGTAGGGGAAGGGTCGCTCCTCAAGTGGTAAATGCTTAATTTCAGCTTTTACTTTGTTCAGAACTTCTCGTTCGTCTGCATTTAGCGCACGAGGAACATACCCTAGAAACTTGTCAATATAGATTGTTGTACAAAGAATCTGGGCAGCTTCCAGTGGCATTTTAACAATATGTTTGTCAACATGATACTGTGCTGCCTTATCGAGATCCTCGTCTAAGTAAAATAAATTCATACTTTACTTCCAACATTTATAAATGCCACAAAGACCATCTGCATTTTCTGTAGTTTTACAGTAGGGGCAGACCTTGTCTTTCTTGGCTGGTTTGATTTTTTTAATGTCTTTAAACTTTTTCATAACATATATTATATAAAATTTATAAGGAAAAGTCAAGAATTAAATTTTACTAATCTTTTGAGTTTGGTGTTGATTTGCTTGTTCCAGCATATAGACCAAACCAAGCGGCACCAGCACCCACGATTATACTAATAAGTCCTGATTGCTCGAGTGAGGGTTCTGGTAAATCCATAAACCACATAGTCGCATAGTAAAGTAAGAAGATGTAAACACTAAGAAAAGCTCGGGGAAATATCCTCCAGCTATCTACTGCGGCGGCTAAGTGCATCCACTTTTGCCACGGATTTACTTTATCTTCATTTTCTAGCATAAAGATTTTTTGTTTCAGGTCATTGTTTTCCTGAATCATTTCCATAAACTTAGATAAGTCTATTTCTACTTCATTGCGATCCATATCCCCACTAAATTGTCCACTAGGCATGTTCATATCTTATCCTTAGCTATTCTTAGCGTTTTCTTTCGCTTTACCAACATTGATAGCAAACCAGTCAAGAATTTTATATAATTTCCCAACTAACTTATCATCTGCTGGAGTAGGCGTTAACGCTGCTATGATTGAAGCACCCATGACTAACCATGGTATAACTTGAATCCATCCTATAACCCATTGTAAGAATCCTAACATTCTTCTCTCCTAATCCTCTT